TCCAAACACTATTGTTGTGGGTCAATGCCCGCTCGACGGACCTATTTGTTTAGGTCATCGTCACGTTCTCCTCCTGAGGCAGGTGAGAACCTTTGCGCTTCGCATGTTCACCGGTGGAAAAAAGGTCAATGGAAACATCGCACAGGACAACTTCACACAAGACCTTGGGTTCCAGCAAGGTCGTATGCTAAAGCAGAGGAAGATGATCGGTATCCTGGATGGGAAGCCGTGAGTTTTTCTCATGCTTGGTCGTGTTGGTTCTGTGGGATGTCCAAAGGTGAAGCGAAGAAGGCTAAGGAACTTGCTGAAGAGGATGAAATGTATGACGATGATCTCGATGTTATGATGGATTACGTGGGTCTTCATGAGGATTCAGTGGATCTACCAAAGAGACGTCAAGAGTTAATGGATCAAAACCTGATTGGAAAATTATACAAGGCTTCTAGGCGTAGATGGTTTGAGGCGACTTTCGAAAATGCTGTAATGAGTTGTTCAACAACTCGGCAAATTAAAGAATCTTTGAACATTTTGTTGTTACTGATCAACAATCCACGAGTGACAAGGACAACTGTCGGATTGTATTTTGCGGTGGAAGAAGTCAATTGTGATATAGCAGCCGAAGGCGCTGTAACAATTGATGACGTTACTGATAAAACTGTTGATATAGCTGCTGTTAGCGCTGTAAACAAAATTGTCAGATCACCACGGAAACGTGGATCACGAGCTGGTAGACGAGTGAAAAAGAAATTACCTGGTTACTGTTATGGTAAATTGTTATTGCGCAAAGATCAAGCAAAGGCATTTACAACTCTAAAAGCGAACCCACTATTAAGTGAGTTTTGTGAGTATGTACAGCCAATGTTGGTGCGCATCAGGCATTTCAAATTTCTACGAGTCACCGCCGGACATTCTCATGTTGTGTGGGATCGGAATTGGGAAACTCAAGCACAAGCAGTGTTCTTATTGGAAAATGTTCCACATTTGAGAATTGGAGTCACTGCTAGTGAGTTGCAACTCATGGAAGTAGAAAGAGTTGCTCGAGAGTTGTTCATGAGTCCTCATACCAATTTGATGATTGAGACACCTCCTTCATTGGAGCAATTGGAGATTGAGGTTGAAGAAGAAGTGCCGCGTTACGTCAAAGGAGAAGGCGATTGTTGGAAAGCCCTACCTTTTGTTTCAAGAGATGCTTCCAATATGAATGTGACTGCTCAACAAGTTGTTGATGATTGGGCTCGGTGCAAATTCAAGTTCATGTTGTGGTTGTTAGTCTCAGAACAAGACGACGGAGATTTTCATGTGGAAACTACTATGATGCCCCCAGTGGACCTTGAATGTCGAGATTTCAATAAGTTGGATTTTTCATTTCAAGTGAAGTTGATTAATATTGAGTTGAGAAAAGGAGGGCAATTTCGATGGGTTCATTTGTTGGATTGGTTGGAAGAAATCGGAAAGAAACCTACAAAAAGAGTGAGCAAGCCAAGTGTGTCACCATTGGATACAGCAATGTCGAAGTTTGCAACACCAGAGGTTAGGAGAACTTTGGAAACTTTGACGTCCACAAAAATAGCTCATGCAGTTAAAGAAGTGCAAGAGCTGTGTCCGTATGCAGTACCACCGGCAGTGCAACATCATATGGATGAGTTGAAGTTACCATGGTCGATAACAAGCGCAACGCCAATGGGTCATGTGGTGCACAATTCAGTTCGAAGATGGGAATGTAAAAGAGCATTACCACATCACATAAACACTGATGTTACTTTAGTATCAATGCAAGAAGGCAACGTAAAGTGGGTAAAAGCCGCTTTGGCCGACAAAAACATTGAACACAAAGTGAAAGTAGTGAATCCTATTATTGATTTGAGCGACCCGGGACGATATTTGGAACATCCTGATACAATTCCGAAGGATATATTTAAGTTGCCATTGTTGGATACTGAGACGGTTGTGTTTCATAATTCGGGGCACTACATGAGTGATGCAATGTTATTAAAATTGCATATTCAAAATCCGAGTGTCAAATTTTGGATTCTCTCGTTCGTATATCCGATGGATGCTTTGGTGTCACAAACAAGTCTAAAGCCTGACCTTTATAAGTACACATTTTCGTGGAAAAACAATAGGAAAGTGATGACTTACGTTCCTGAAGACGATGTTGGCAATGCGTATGAACAAGATGCAGATCCAGGGTTGTTAGTGTTGAAGGAGATACAGAGCAAGTGTGGCAAGTATAAGTTACGCGGAGGCATTGTCGAATCAAAATTGAACACACATGTCATGATCTGGAGTGCTTTCAACTTGGAAGTCAAGAATTTTGTACCCATTCTTGTACCCAAGATGATGGAGATTCCGCGATTGTTTCGCAGTATGCCAAGAGACCTTGCAATGATTAGGACAGATGATTATGTGGCAATGTTTCAGTATTCTAAAACGCTGTTGACTGCTAAAGAACAAGATTATTGGGGTAAAATGCGACAATTTGTGGATACTACTCAAACATACATCCCAGTAGGAGACAAGACGTGGTTGATTAAAGTTGTTGAGGAAGCAGCAAAGATCGATCTTACCTTTTCTCTACAGTCCAAGCAGATCAATAACTTTGCAGGAGAGGCTTACTATAAAACGGTGGGCCACTTAGTACGATTGTGGGATAAAGCTTTCTCAGCTAGATATGGCAATCGACACAGAGTTATGGTAAACGAACCATATGCGTTACGAACCATTGAATTGGCCACTAGCATTGTTAGGTGGCATGGAGCGCAAAACTATTCGGTCAAGTGGAAATATGATCCAAGTTTGATGGAGGATTATGAGGAACGGTTGCGGTCGTTGAAGAGTGAAGCAAGTGATGTGATTTCAAAGGTGGCGCACGAAATCAATGCTGATGTCAAGAAGAGGATGTGGATGCTGTGGTCTCATCTGAAAGGTGTGGAGCATGTAGATGTTGAGAAAATAGCAATTTCTCGAAAAGGGACTTTGGTGTTTGATCGAGAAGTAGCTTTGACGTGGCGAAATGTGTCAACCTTTTCAATATCACAGATTGAAATGACTCAAATTAGGAGCTTCAATAGAAATGTGTTGAAGCGATTACCTGAAAAGCCAATGTTAGTAAAACATCGAGTTCCTCCCAAAATTACTTTTAAAATTCCTCCATTGCCCTCAAGACACACCATTATTCCTTTACCAGATGATGATGGTGACGAGGATTGGAATTTTGAATCATACTTTGGAGAGTTTGTGAAGGATGCTGATGATTATGATGCAGATGCAGAGAGTTCTGGGTCGACAACTGTTGTTGATGATGAAGATTCAAGAAGTGACACAACATTGGAATATTTGGACGATGTTGCAGCTGATCACTGTGAGACTTGTATGTCATACAATGCATTTAAGCTTGAATATCCACACATGCTTCATCGAGAATATTTGGAATTTTGCGAAAAAGTCCATTTGTTGAAGACACAATTCACAGCAAGCAACATGCAGGAAGTCGAAACACGATTAGCCTTTCATGATTTGAAGTTGGTCAATCAAAGTAGACAAGACAACGTGAGAGAAGTGCCTGTTATACCAGTGACAGTGGAAGACATTGATTCGCAACCCACTCCACCAACAATAAACGTGGAAGAACTGATTTCTCCAAAAATTAGTAAACCAGTTGTGAAACTACAGTTACCAGAGGAGTTGCAGGTAGATGCGTTGCAAGTTGTAAAAACAGATTTGGATGTCAAGCAAAAGAGAATGGTGCCATATGACAATTGTAAACAAGAATGGGAAAAATTAATGCGTGCAAAGCCCAAGGGGACAACTATCACACACAATTATCGAGGTAAAGATATGTGGGATGCATTGTACCCTAAGACGGTGGATAAACGTGTTCGACAAGTACCATATCATCATGTCATTAGTTATCCACTTATGGACTATCCAAAGGAAGATTGTTTGCTAGAAGCGTTACATAGATGTTTGGGACGATCGCATGCCGAAATCTTGTTTCGAGCGAGTTATGCATTTCCAGCAGATCAAATCACACATAATGATTTGAGTGTGCAAGTTTTGGAACCTGTAGGATTGGCGTACGGTGTGAAATTCATTGTAAGAGATGGAAATCGCAACGTAATAGGTGAATATGGTCTTCGGCAAGGGCTGACTTTTGAATTGAAGTTGGCAGAGGGTCATTTCACAGCCATCAAAGCAAAATCGGGTATGATAATCAAGAATATTCGTACTCCTAAGGGACCGGAACCGCCTTTGTACAAAATATTAATGGATGCAATACGAGCCTTGCCAGCGATTAACTTTGTTCCATGGGTTCCAGAGCCGACTCGTGCCTCTAAGTACGTGAGAGCTATGTTGGAAAAATCTACAGGGACGATTTGGCAAAGTGCAATGAATGAAGAGAAGTTGAGAGCATGGGAAGAAATGACTGCGACAATGTCTCACATTGAACATGAACGATGGTTGGCCGTGATTGAGGGAGATCCTGGTTGCAGAAAATCTTCAGCATTGCAAAATCTGGTGGCTTCAGTTCCTGGTTATTTGAGAAATCGACTAATTGCATTTGTAATGGCCACGGTCGTTTTGTCAGGTGATTATAAACAGAAGTTGGGCGTACAAACACCAGATAAGCTTACTGGTAGAGGTGCACCAGGAAATGTGGTGACAACATTCGAAAAGGCATTGGTGGATCAAGCTTGGGCTTTCACAGTCGTGACAGATGAAGACAAATATCCAAAAGGGTATCATGCATTATTGGCAATAATGTTTCCTTGGATTAGACATCACATCTTCATGTGTGATCGATATCAGAGCGAATGGCATGAACCGAATGATAAATGTCTTCTGAATGATGCTGACATGCTTGGAGAGGCAGCCTTTTATTCCCAATATTCTAAGCAATATTTTATTGGGACGTGGAGATTTGGGCCAAATATTGCAAATTTTTTCCGAATGCCAACCTTTAACAAAGATAGAGGGCAGTTCCATTTTTCAGAAACAGATCTCAAAACTTGGGAAGATTTAAAGCCATATTTTCCAAATGCCAATAATGTGGATCTGAAAAGAAAATGGGATACAGCAGCTTGGTTTTACGCGTCGCACGCAGGAAAAACATGGGCCAGTGAAATGAAAGGCAGAGATGTTGATACTTTTGCTGGTAGTCAAGGATTGAGTGCTGAATTGGCTTTCGTAGAAGTTGATGTGCGTTGTTTGCGGATGGTGGATTATCGGATTTGGTACACCGTGTTGACCAGAGCTAAGGATGTCATCATCCTAAAGTCATTCATAAATGATGGGATCAATGCTGCCAATTTGCAGGCGAATGAAGTTCTACGCAAATTGTTTTCTTATCATGAAACGTATTACCCGGGAAAAGTGATTAAGATCCATCCTGAGAATAGTGTTGACATGAAAGCTCTAATTCGACCATTGCCGAAAGATGTCAAAAAGGTATTGGCTGGCCCGCCTGGGAAAATTACAAATTTGGAATTCGTAAAACCTTACTTGGATTTCAAGTATCAAGAGAGTTTTATTGATCCAGACAATAAAGTACCAAGAGGTGGAAGAAGATTACAAGTGGATGAGCCAGCATATATCGAAAACTTTGACATGCGAGCAAGAATAGATCAAACACCGTACAGACAAGTTGAAGAGTATGTTGTTCAGAGTGCACAAATGACTACAAGAAAAGTGGCAACACATTTACCGCCTAGTAATGTTTATCATTTGGATGAGTTGCATTCCGGGGTTGTGACTGAAAGATATCAGCGAGAATTGAGTTACAAGAATCTCTTTTCTGCGCAGATGCCGGATGTGTACATGCATCGAACAAATGCTGCCCATGTGAGAGCGAAGTTGAAGAAGAAGATGTTTCCTAATATGCCTCGAAGACAAGCGGAGGTTAAATTGCAAAAATATTTAAAAACATTGGATAATTCTGAAAACCCTTTGTTGTTTAAGCCTGATAAGTTGAATTGGGGACAATATCAATTGTCGTCGGATCCAGTGAGTTTTGCTCTAGGAGTTCAACAACGAATCAAGTATGCGACTTTGGAAGAAAATCAAAACAATTATGTGGCTGAAGAAGCTTATGGATTGGCATTGTTTCATGCGTATTGTAAATATATGAATTGGGATCCTGGCGAAATTGTACCTTTAACTGATTATGAAATTGATGAATGTAAATTAGAATTTTTGGAGAGGCGTGGAGCGCGTTCTGAAGCCCTCAAAAAGATGGGAGGCAATAGAGCGAGTCCCGATTTTCAGGATATGTTGACTGCGAAAACACAATGGAAAATGAAGGATCATTTGCCGCCAGATGCAAAACCTTTACAAACAATTATGATACGATCTGATGAGTATTTATTTAAATTGGGATGGGTAGGAGTTATGTTGTTGAAGAAGATGATTGCTTCACAGCCAAATTATTATTATTGGCACGCAAATCGTTCTTTATCAGAGATGAAGGAATGGTTTTCACATCATATGCCGTTTAAAGAGCATGAAATGCTTGATTTGTCGGCGTTGGATACGTCTGTGCGCGGTGGAGCTGTGCACTTATTGAGGTTAATCATGAGGCGATTTTCTGTGCCTCAAGAGTTGATAGACTATTACGTTGAAGACAAATTGGATTTTCACACAAAGAAAATTCATATAGCCATTATGACCTTTTCTGGTGAATTGTTCACTTGGTTAATAAACGGAACGTTTGTCACTGCTCGAGAATGTCTAAAGTATGATTTACAACCCAATGATGTTATGGCAAATTCTGGTGATGATTTAGATAGAGCTGCAGGAAAAGCTATAGCCATTGATTGGCATCAGTGGGAATATTACGATGCGTGCATTGAGAAGAGGTTCACGTCAGATGTTGGTGAATTTTGTTCATTCAAGTGCAATCAAGGAGTGTTGTATAAAGACCCGATAATTTTGTACAAGCGTTTACGTGGTCAACTCTCTAGAGGAAAAGTTGACGAGATAGCATTAGGTTACTTTGACTTATTTGCCCAAAATTATGAATTAGGAG